TGTCATATAAGTTTTTTTGGCCGCGCCCACCGTCTTCAATAAACGGGAAGTTTGGATCTTTTTGATAGTCGGTAAAGGTTCTCTCACTGATACCAAAAATATCAGAGAGCTCTTTTTTATTGACCCGCATCCCCTGACTATCAGAACTTAATTTCATAATAAAAACCTAAAACAGCGATAACATATTGAAAAGAAAGGAAGCTGATTCTAAAACCTACATCTCTGCGAAAAGACCGAGGGGCGAATTACCGTGTGAGATTCTGTTTTCTCAAAGGACCCATTAAAACTTGAGGTGCCTAGCTATTTCCTTCCTTAACGCTTTGGCATACTTCCGTTCAAAGTTAGTATTGATTTCTTTTTCAATTATCCCAAAGAAGTCTAATTTCTTTTTATACTTGGCTCGTTTACCAAATGATAAAACACTATTCACTTTCTTCTTACTTGTACGCTGCCATACACCTATTGGATCGCCATGTTTGTTCTTTGCGACAAAGATTGATCGCTTTTTGTTTGCGGCTGTATTTGCAGTAAAACCTCTCTCATCATGCGCATTTAAATTAGATAAAATTTTTGTATACATGCCTCGAGATAAATTACCGTATCGGTTCACCCTTGTTTTTTTACCTATAGAAGCCTGCAAGTTTTTAGCAAGTATTCCTTTTCGCCAAAGTAGAGTTTCGATTCTTTTATAACGTCTCTGCCCACCAAATACATGCGGGGCGAATAAGCCATCTTCATACTGCCATGACGCATTGACTCGGCTTCTTCCTCTTGCCATATCCACCTTAGCGAGTAAGTTATCTGGTTTCGCCTGCCTTACAAACACTGAGCCTTGAGCAAAAGGAGTAGGGCTATCAAACACTTCACTTAGCTCTGACTGCACCTCTTTACGTGCATCAAACGCACACCAATTAAGTGCATTAGTTAGAGCTTTAGTTTGGGTCTTACTGATCTTATCAATGTCTTTATGAAACTTGATAAGGCTATCATTCAATTCAATCATCACTACTCTCCACTAAGTTACCAGCTACCTTTACCGCCAATCCTAACCGCTATGTACACAACATTACGTTTCCACATTGGTGCAGGACAAACCACATGGCCCATTGCCTCTCGTATCACTAAATCGCCTTGCTTCTTGGTAAAGCGCCAACAGAGCATCTTGTAGATGTAATCGTGAACTACCGCCGCTGCCCGAATATACTTCGACGCCGGGTGCATGAACGAATGCGCTATCTTGGGTATCGATGCCAGATCTGTAATGAAGCCAGCCGGTACCGTTATTGTCTCGTCCAAAAGCTGTGAGTAATACACCAACGCCGTCTGGTTGATCCAATCGTCCGTGCCTGCGATCGGTTGAATATCCCACTGCTTCAGATCTATTTTGAACGCCATTAGCACTCTCCAATAATTCAAGGTTTTCGATTAATACATCCCTCACCCAATCAGGGTCGCAGATGCCATTTGGTGGATAATGCTCAACCTTAGACTTAATCAACAACACCAATAATCTTAAGGCCGGCTCTGGTACCGCCGTACAGCCCACTGTTTTAAGCGTGTGTACATGTTCTGCTATTGTTCTTGCCTTATCAGCTGCATCACCAATGGCTGCACAACCAGCAATTGCAGACAGCACAATGCCTACTGCAATAAAGAGTATCTTTTTCATATAACACCTAATGTTTAATTAAAGAAAATCAGACCTACCGAACACCTAAACGGCGTTTCAGCATATCCTCAAAGAGCGCAATTGCGCGACTGCCCATGTGCCCAGAAATACCTACTAACGCTGCAGTTAGAGGTTGATCAATACTTGCTGCTTCACATAGCCAAAACGTCACTAAGCCGGTAAACGCAGAGATAACGATTTCGCCAATCACTTCCATGATAGAGAACTTTTCGGCCTGTCCTGCTCTCACCTTACGCACATAACTAACAACGCCACCTAATGCAGAAACACCAAACACCCATAGATAAGTAATCAGTGAATAATTCATTGGATCTTTTTCCAGCATGATCTAATCCCTATGACACGAACAGCAACAGTTTTTATTTTCAGCCGTAAGAAATAACAGCCCCTCATCACGTCTACGCTTAACCAACCCATTAAGCTTAGTTTTCCCTGTAAACACCCAACGATTAAGTTGTGTTGGTACCGCTTTATACTCACCTCGATTAAGCACTCTTCTCAAAGTACTGCTCTTTAAATTACCCCCACCTAAATTAAAAGTGAAAGAGCAAAGTGCAGCAAACTGGTTATCGTTTAGCTCAACCTTTATGTATTTCTCAACTGCACGCTCAGCATCAGCCATATCTGTTTTTAATAATGTGACAGCTTCAGAAACACTCAAGCGTGCTGATTTTAAATACTCCTCGTGATCTAGAATTACGTGGCCATAACCTATTGTTAGCTTACCTGCAGGGCAAACATAAGCCGTTGCTCTGTATCCTTCATGCTCTTTGACTAGATCAAGCCCAGCCTTATTTACCTGTCTCATGATCTAACCCTCAAATTTTAGGCATATACGTTCTTTGGCATCCATGCCATCACGCTATACAGTTCGTCCTGAACATAAAAAAGCCCCTGCAATAGCAGAGGTTAAAATGTGGAATACCAAACTCCAGACGAAAAAAAACCCGAGGCCGTTAAGCTTCAGGTTTCTTCTACGTATCTATGACGTAATAGCAAAAATATACATCCTCATTCCCACGCCGTCAATGTCTTTTTACAGCGTTGACAGATATTTGACCGCGCTTGGCCATGTGCATTAATTTTTTATTGCAAGCGTTAGCAATACCCATCAGCTCTTCAGGGAAAATGTTAATCATCTCGTCAATCATGTTAGGCAACTCTTCAAAACTGCTAATAAATTGATTAGGGTGAATAATTACCGCTGAATCTTTGCGCCCTGCTTCCACTGTGACTAAAAAACGCATACGGCTCACATAGACTTTATCCGACAAGGCTTCCTGCTTAATGCGCAACTCAGACTCCATACGATTAAACTCTTCAATGTAGGCTTCTTTGAACTGCGCTGCACGTTTACCAGTAAAACCCATAGCGAGAAAAGTGAAACCGTCGCGGGTGATCTGGTATTCAGTGTAAGTGTTTCCATTATGCTGATAGGGAACCGCTGAAAAGTTAGCGGTTAAAAATCGTTCTGAACAATTCAGCTTTTCTATTTTCTGAGTAACGTTTCTATGCTCTCGATTGAAAGCATTAGCAATGGCACGTGAAGTAGTAATAGTTTGATCGTCAATTAATTCGACTAAAGGTAAGTTTTGCATAACTCTCTCCTTGTGAAGGTTATAAACCGCCACACAAGAGTTCCTACGCTCAATAAGGTGGCAGATCGATTCGGGGTAGGAATACCGCACACAAGGAAACGGCCAACCCGAAGGTTGCCCGAACCGATCCGCCATAACAGGCAAACTGAAGCCATAAAAAAACACGCATTCAAAGAGAGGCGTGTTCATGACCTCTTGTGTATTTGGGTTCCTACGCCCAGCAACTGATTTTGCAGCTGCCTTATAAGAATACTCCCCTTGCGTGTTTAGTGTCAACATCTTAGGTGCTCGCTACCATAGACGTGCACTGAACACGTCTTACAGGTCGCTTGCTCAAGAACACTAAGCTGTAATGTGCCTTAGCCAAGCGACGATAATAAGTTCCGTTAGCGCACCGACAAGCTTTTAAGCGCTGCTCTAATGTACTAGAAGCATTCATGTAATGCTCATGTACAACAGTATTTAAATCACTCGGTAACTTATCTATCAATCTACCAAAGTCATACACATCATCAGGTATGTTAAATGTTTCAGGGTTAGTACATCGTATCAGCTCTCCCCCGTTCGCTATCAAGCTAGCAATAACATTACCGCTGCCACCCATGCAGCCTGACTCTTCAGCGCTGTAATATTCAGCCCAACGCTTTAGCTTTAAATCCATAGAAGGTATTAATTTTTGATCAGCCATTTTAATCGCCTATTACTTAAAGATTTATTAATTTAAATCGTATTTTTTTAGATGCCGTACTGCCGGATAACTACTTTTCTCCTCCGGCACTCTAAGCTATTGATTTGTATTACGTTGCCGGAGTGCCGGACATGCCGGATGTAAAACAGCCTCGCGTGGAAAGTTTTTTAAATTAAAACGCAAATGACCTAACTATTTTACGCGCGCGGGGGCTAAAAAACGTCCGGCACCTCCGGCACTCCGGCATCACCTTTATTATCAAAAGGTTAGAGTGCCGGACGTAAAAACTCTGCTCCGGCATGTCCGGCATTAGTTGGAACATTCTTTTAGCTCCTTCTGAAATTCACTCACACATCTACCCAACCACGTACTCTGGGGCATATCTTCAGGTGCTGTATCAACGATAAGAAACGTCCCCTTCTTTTTTGAGAGGGCCACTTGGTACCACACATCCCGTTTGCGTTTGCCGCGACTAGGTACCGACATAAAGTCACTGAACTTCTTTAAACTCACCTGCCGTTCATGGCCTGAATGACACCAGTTTTTATAGGCTTCATATAAATCCACTATAAGACAAGACGAAAAAGGCACCTTCAAATATCCCTTACTCCACTCCTGGTAAAAAGAATCCCAACCAGCACGGCCAAAATCAATTAAGCGCTCTTTGGCCTCCGTCATTGGCGGCTCCGTGTGCGAACCAAAACTCTGTAAATCGAGACTCAGCAAATGATAATAAAAGGCCTCAATGCCACCGCCGTGCATTTCTTCAATCACCTGGTTAATTAAGTTTTCCTCTAACTTGCCTTCAGGCCAAATAACCAACATACGCCGATCAAAAGGCTCTACGGGGAAAGGCTGAATCTCATTCGATAAAAACACTGCATTCATGTGGTTCGCCTCTTCCCAACCTGACATAAACTTCTTTTCAATACGTTGAGTCGGGCTCGTAATCATTTGCTTCATCGTGCCCGTATGGCTGTACTTTTGGTCGCGACTAAAAATCTCCTCAAACACGCCATACAACATTTTTGAACGCCAATCAGTATAAGGAGATTCAAGCTGATGCTGGCCCAGCGTTGAACTGTATTCAGCGCCATAGATCTTGCGCATAATGCCATCAAAGAATAACGACTTACCCGATCCCTGCACTTCCGAGTGCATCAACACTGCAGTTGCTAACTTCCCACCAACATTCTGTAATGGATAAGCCAACCAGCTAATCAACCACATATACACATCAGGGTTACGGTTACACAAAAAAAGCAGTAGCTCACGAATGGCCACACACTTAAAATCATTCTCAACTGGCGCAATAGGCAAGCCGACAAACAAATTAATATGCGTAGCAGGGTCAACTGATTGCGTCGGATCAAACACCAGGTTCTCGATATCTATCTCTTCACGATTAGGGTGCTTAGACCAATCGTCATAACAATCTGCAATGGCTAACTTCAATGCATTAGCAGGTATCACCTTTTTCTTTTTCTTGTCCCAAACATCCGTTGAAGGGTAAAGATAAACATAGCGATCTAAAGCTATACCCAATGCGCCCCAGGCTAAATTCGCCTTTGCATCTTCTGCTTCTTGCAGTACAGAGTTTTGATCAACCGTTCTACGTGTATCGTGATCAAGCCATTCTTCAAATAACGCCTTAGTCACCATATCCTTAAAGGCTGTTTTCTTAATCAACACCTTCTTATGGCTATCCCATACTTTTCCATCGGGCATCGCATACGCAAAACGTTTAAGAAGGGTTTCTATCTCAAATTTGGCAACGGGCCCTGCTTTTTCAGAGGGGTGCGGGGAGTGAGCAGCTTGCTCATCAAACTCACAAACATCTGCACTGGTTTGCTGTGCGTCATGAATAGCCTCTAAAATTTGATTCTTAACCACTTCCAAACCAAACATCATATGCAAATCATTAAAATCAGTAGGCTGTTTAGGGTTTGCTTTTACAGTAGACCGGCTCATGCTGCAGCACCCTCGGTATCATGCTCAATACCAAAATCAGGCAACACCATAAAGCCGTTCACCAGTTTCGCAGCTGCTTTCGCTTTGTCTTTACCTGGGTTACCTTTGCCTTGCGCCTGCGTTTCTTTATCATCATCAGCGGCAAACAACATCAAAGCCGCTGGGAATTCTTTTCGTAATAGCTGAGCAACATTACTTAAGTTACCCGCATCAAAGGCAACATAAACCGTTAGATCTGTCGCTTCATGAATACTCGCTGCAGTCGAATAGCCTTCGGCAATAACTAACTGAGTATGCGAATTTTCATACAAGCCTAAACGCGTAAAACAACCCGATTTAACACCGCCCTTAATAAATTTCTTGGCGCCATCTTGAAAGATAAACTGCAAATTTTTTACAAGACCTTTAGCATCTACCAAAGGCACAGCCAGCACACCGGGCTTTACATACAAAAAGCTCTGATGTTCAGGTCGGCTTTTATCCGCAAAAAAAGTACTGATTTGCTCACGACCAGCAATAATTTGAATGCTTGCCAGCAGCTCATCATAAAGAATAATTAGCCCCTGTTTGATAAACCCAACATCAAACGCCTTCACCTGCTTTTTATCTAAATACGGGCTGTTACCGCTTTTTGCAGTGCTGCGCCAAATTTTGATAGCAACACTAGCAGCTGCCTGCCTAAACTTTTCATCATGCTCACGCTGCACCTTTTCATCAATAGCACGTTGTTTAGCGCGCTTGGCCTTTTCGACTTCTCTTTCTTTTCGCTCATCCTCATTAATCGGGCGTTGCTCATAGCCCTTACCCATAGCCCGTTTAAACAAGGTAGCGATAGTCACACTGCCGTCTTTTCCATAGGCTTTAATACCCTTCCAATCAGCCATAATTTGAGTCTTGTTATAACCGGCCTGTAAGCGGCTCCAGCTATCCCAAAGATCAAAACCACTATGGCCAAATTCATTCTTAATCGCGCACCCCATCATTATCCAGGTTTCACGATCATCACCACTGATGTAATCAAGTGCATCTTTTACATCATCTTCCGTGCATGCTTTAAAATCCGACATAACACCATCCTTATTGATTGCCCTTAACAAGGGCGATATACTCACTTTGCTTATTGCACTGGATAGCAATATCCAGTTCTGGCATCGGTAATGCCATACCGATGCCAACCTTCATGCACGCTCACAACCGTATTCATAACCATCTATTTGATTACGCATATTGCCAATGAGCTTGGGTAAATCAGCCAGCATAGGCTTATGACCTAACCCACTACGCTCGCGAATATCCCCAATTACCGTTAACAAGCTACCCACTTCTTCACCTCTACAATCTTGCAGTTGCTGCTGTAAACGGCGAATCGTTTGCTGCTGATCTGTGATAATTCTTTCTTGTTGTTTTGACATTGTCTTTTCCTTTTCTTGTGGTTCTGTTTAAATTGTTGCTTTTACAACGAGGTATCTAAATTATGGAAAATCAAATACTCGAATATTTAAAAAACGTATCAACTGCCACATTCATAGACCTAAGCAACAATATTTCCGGCTTCAGTGGTGAAGAACTGTTAGGTTTTAAAGATTACAAAAACGTACTGCTTTGCCCACAGATATCAAATGAAGCAATAGAGGCTTTATCTAACCTCAAAAAGAATAGGAAAATCGAGTACAAGGCCGTAGAACCTGGGTTTTATCTTGCTCGCCACAACATCAGTCTTAATCATCCTATCGCTACAGAGGGAACCGATTACGAAGTCCCCCACTGGCTTCCCGTTAGTATCCAAATAATCTAACATTCCACTCGCGAACATTTTAAGCGCTTCAAGATGTTCGCGATTATTAATGTCAAACTTGATACTGTCTGGTGTAATCCAACTATTTGTAATAATCTCATTGCTGTTATTTTCTTTACTCATGACTCTTCTCCTAATGTTTTTTCAGTAACAAAGCGGGTGTCACACTCGCCTTAAGTTCATGCACAGCCTTAATGGCATTTTTTAAACATTCAAAGCTTTTGGTATTGTCACGATTTGCTCGCTCCATTAATCCTTTAAGCGCTGCCAAAGAAGCGGCAGACTTAGAAGTTTCAGCCAGCATCTGCTGTGCAAACCCAAGATCGAGCGAGCCACTTTCACCAAAGCGATCTAACGCTTTCTTAAGCTCCTCAATTTGGACCTGCTGTTTTTCATGTGATTGTTGGATTGGTGAGTTCATAAATTTACCCCTCAAATTACGCAGACACCGCGTCTACTTGTAAATCATTATAAAAAAGCCTTATCATCCACTTAACAAACCAGCTAATAAGGAAAGCATTAATGTTTCCAATCGTGCCGTCTTTAACAGACGAGAGAATCCTTTCATTTTGTCGCCAAGTTTCCCCAGGGCAACAACCCATCTATGTTGAACACCAACCTTTGGCTGGACAGCCATTGCGTGAATGTTTCTCTATCGTTCCACAACATATTGCGGCCAATGGAGGCCAACAACACTTTGGATGGGCTGTCATTGAAATCCAAAATCTCTGGATCGAAGCAGAGTTTCATACCATCTGGCAAAGCGAAGACGGCAGAGTCATTGACCTTAGCCCCCGCGAAATTCCCCTCGATAAAATCCTCTTCTTTCCCGACCCGAAAAGGCAATACGAAAGCAGACAAGTCCAAAGCATCTACCATCCGCTTACTGATAAACCCAGTGTTAAAAAGTATCTCCAGCTCACCGCTGAATTTTTCGAAGCCATGAATGAAGGAGATTTGGCTAATGTAGTAAGGGGTAAAGTTAGAAGCCCTAGAGCCCTTAAAATAAAAAAGGAGATTGACAAGGCCATGTACCTTATTGCCATGGAACACACGCAAGGCATAGTCAGAAAATGAGACGTTTGGGTGAGAAAGATGTAAATCAAGCATCATTTACCCCTCAAATTGCGCAGACACCGCGTCTACTTGTTCAATAGCTTTCAGCATTTCTAGCTTCAGCTTCTTTAAAATTGCTTGCTCATCTTTATCAATCACACCGTCAGCAAGGGCTTGTGTAACACCGCTCAATAAGGCACTGGTGCGACTAAACAAATTACTGTGCGAACTTAATAAATCTAAATCACCACAAAATTCAGGCACCTCATCAGGTTGCGACCAAACCACATTTGCCTCACTGCAGATAGAATCTAAAATCCCCGTACTGTTAGTGAAGCGTAGAATATGCATCGCTTCATTCAGCGATAGCTTGTGCGTATCAACGGTTGGGCTAAGCTTCTTTTGCAGAGTATTCGGCAACATACCCATCAAACTCGCCATCGTTTGCAGGCCGCCCTGGAAATGATGCACTGCGTGATAACAGGCCATTTCAGGACTGTGCAGCTGGCCTTTATCTTCAATCAATTTTCTACTCATGGTTTATCGTCCCTGTTAAGGCGTTTAAAGCTCTGCTTGCATTCATTAAAGTACTAATCAAATTCCTCATGAATTTTTATTCTGTTAACTGAGGGTAATAATCAGGACGCAATGCATGCCTAGATACTTGGCCATTAACTATTTTTTCAATTTCTATCACTCTTCCAGCTGGAGGCTTTCCTGATGAAACCCATTGATGAACAGCTTGTGGAGCAACATTCAGTTTTTTGGCCAGTGCTGTCTGACTACCCAAAATAGATACAACTTTTTCAATTGCATTCATGCTAAACCTCTTCACTACATTAAAAACAAGTAAAACTTACAGCAAGAACTACAGTTTTTCAAGTAATTCTTACAATGAGTTTTTCAAGCATTACTTGTAAAATACAATTATGAATAAAACATTTGCAGATAGATTAAAAGAAAGTAGGCAGTCCTATGGCTTTTCTCAGTCTGAGATAGCGAATAGACTGGGTATAAAACCCCAATCCGTAAACCAATGGGAAAACGGAACTACGACGCCTAGAGGTCATAGATTAGATAAGCTAGCTTCCATTCTTAAAACAAATGCTGGCTGGCTAATGTACGGTATCGTTACAGATGGTAACGCTACTCTTTTAAATAGTAGCGTTCATGAAGTTAAGTCCGATGATGAACAGTACTTTGACAGTCAATCTGGATTAGATTCATCCCCTCTTGGTACCGATACAGCTTCAGAATTTGTTAACGTACCTGTATATGACGTCAGCCTAGCTGCTGGAGATGGCGCTCACGTGGAAAACGATTTGATTATAAACAACTATCCTGTATCGACACTTTGCTTAGAAAAAAACAAGCTACATAGCAACAATGCTGTAATTGTTACAGTGAAAGGCGACTCCATGGAACCAACTATTTGTAACGGTGACATGCTACTCATTGATACCTCAGTCACAAAGCCATTCAGTAATAAGATTTTTGCATTTGCATTTGATCATGAATTAAAAGTAAAAAGATTTTCTAGACAGCTAGAAGGATCTTGGCTTATCAGCAGCGATAATGAAGACAAAAATAGATATCGTGATGAGCTTGTTTCTCATCACAATATAGAAAAATTAAGAATGATTGGTCAAGTTGTCACTATTGTGGAGAGGTCTCTAGCTTAGCCTTTTCTTTCAAGACTTTAGCGTGCAGTTTTTCTAGATATAATAATGCCTCTTCTTCGCCTGCGCTTATATTTTTTTGCGTGTTAACAATCAAATGACAGCAAGAAATATATTTATCAATATCAATATTTTCACTTCTAAATGCATAGCCAGCAGAGCGCTTGAATGAAGTTAAAGTCTGTGATTCAAATTCGTTAAGCGCATCACCAACCATATCTACCGTTAAATTTTTATCCCCTGTTAATTCGGAGAAAAAATTACAGATCACCTCTTTCTCGTTTTTTCTAAACTGCCCATCGGATCTAGCGACATAAGTAAGCACCCTCATCGTCTCTGGATAATTTTCGATTAGTGAATCAAGAGTATATTGAGGCGATGACTTATAAAGTTTATCTAAATGTAAATAAACATCTTCTACTTCTTCGCCTGTTTTTAAATCTACACACGCTTTTATGGACTCTATAATGAAGGTACGCCTAGAGTTTCGCATCTCACAATAAGCATTAATCACCTCATCGTTGTAGCCAGTTGTCCGAATATTTCTTTCTGTTTTATTTAAATTCTTATCTTTATAAGAAATAAATAAATTTACAGATACAGCACGTGTCTCTTCCGGCCAATCTACCCAAGCATCTTTACCAACATGATCGAGAACAGCCTTACTGCGATCATAATTGACTTCAACTTTAGGCTGACTCACCTCCGTATAATGATCTTGTCGGGGTTTATTTGTTGAACCTAACAAGTTAAAAATTGAAGAAAATAACTTATAAAAGCTTTTATAGCGATTCATTAGCAACACCATCCATATATTAATGTAATTCCCTTTTAAACCATCTAAATCAAATATTACAGATGATTTTAACACAACCATTAAAAGCGAAAACTGATATTTTTGTAAGTTTTGCTTGTAATGCACATCAGCTTAATTTAGCCTTATTGTAAGTTTTACTTGTAATCAACACTATTTGAGGCCAATCATGAATGAAGTTCTATTTTTTTATCTCGCTATTTTTGGATTGCTAGCACTCATCTGTTTGGTATTTCTAATCGCTGTTACCGCTATGTCATTTGGGGAATGGCTCCAAGGCGGATCATTTACCGAAACTTTCAACTACTGCTGGAACAACCTGTAAGGAACGCATTATGCATTTATTTGACTCATCCCCCTCATCGAATGTGGGCCTTAGAACAGTGAACTTTGTATCACTTAAACGCGGCAAGGAAGGCGATAAAAGTGATCCATTGCGCGATGTTTATCAGTACTGGAGTAGATCCGGTTCTTTTCTAGCGGAGTTTGATCCCATTAACTATCCAGGATATGAAGAGTACACACAACCGAACCATCCTGTAACGGGAAAAAGAAAGCCCATAGTCACCTCGCCCGAGGGTTATTTCTCATGTGCTCAATAATACCCACACGTCGTCTTATAACAGCCAATAAGCTCTTAATCTCAGCATATAGAAAACTTGCACCACCTCGATAGTTCTCATGTTGTCGTAAACTGAAAAACATTGAGGCATGATCCGCAATCTTTCTAGATTTCTCATTAATAACGGAATCGTCGCAACGCATTTGGTTACAGAGAAAACGCACTTGATTGACAGCATGACTATTAGGGCTTGCTGTATTTTCACTAAATATGACCAGTATTTCATCAGCCAACTTAAGGATCTCTTTCAATGAAAATTCCATTTAACCCGTCTCCTATACAAAGCGTACAAACCATTGAAGTGATATCTGTAAACACCTTACGCGGAAAGCTAGATGATGCAAAGAACCCGCAGCGAGAAGTCACACAATATTGGAGCAAAGATGCTCGGTTTCTCGCTGAACACGACCCGTGGCTTCATGAAGAAATTGAATAGGTGCAATCCGATTAATCATTGTGACTGTCATGCCTTTTGCAAATAGCTACAAGGTAGATCATTCATAGAAAGTTTCAGCGACTGCTGGAACAACCTGTAAAGACAATTAGAAAGAAACATCAGCAAAGGAAACCATCATGAACTCAACGTACTTTGGGTTATTAGCAGAGTTTAATACCGCAGAAATCCCATTGAAATTGATCTGTGATAAATATTTAGGATTGAGTAGCAAGATGGCTCACGAGCGTGCTGCAATGAATAAACTACCGCTACCTACCTATCGTGGGGGATCACAGAAAAGCACTAGATTAGTCAGCGCCTCTGTACTCGCTGAGCATATAGATACCTGTAAGCAAAAAGCAGAAAGCGAGTGGAAACGATTTAATAACCTGAGCTAATAAAAATCACTGACTACCGAACCAAAAAGCTTAACTAGAATCAGAGAGCGCAGTTATGAATCAGTTTGTTAATTACCGCGTCAGACCCCAAGGGCTATTTAATTTCGGTGAGATTACAGTAGATAGCTTTTGTGGCGGCGGTGGTGCATCCATGGGAATAGAAGATGCTATTGGCCGCCCTGTTGATATCGCGATTAACCACGATGCTGATGCAATATTAATGCATCAGCTAAACCACCCCAACACTAAACACTATTCTGCTTCTGTATGGGAAGTTGACCCAGTCAAAGCCTGTAAAGGCCAACCTGTTGGTCTGGCTTGGTTTAGTCCTGATTGTAAACACTTCTCTAAAGCCGGTGGCGGTAAGCCAGTTGAAAAACATATTAGAGGTTTGGCATGGGTTACAATGCGCTGGGCTGCTTTAGTAAAGCCTAGAATAATCATGCTGGAAAATGTTGAAGAGTTTAAGGAATGGGGCCCCTTAATAGAAAACAAAAAAGGCAAGCTAGTACCTGATAAAAGTAAATTAGGAATTACATTTAACAGTTTCGAAAGGCAGCTTAAAAAACATGGTTACCAGGTAGAATATAGAGAAATTAGAGCGAGCAGCATTCACCCAACAGCAACCATTAGAAAACGGTTTTATCTGATTGCTCGCTGTGATAATCAGCCAATTGTTTGGCCTTCCATTATATATGGCGATCCTAAAAAGAAAAATCTAAAAAAGCTTGGTCTAAAGAAGTGGAAAATAGCGGCAGATATTATCGATTGGTCTATTACCGCCCCAAGTATCTTTAACCGTAAAAAACCTTTAGCTGAAAAAACGCTTAAAAGAATCGGCAGAGGGATACAGCGTTACGTTATCGATTGTAAAAAGCCATTCTTGGTACCTGATCATGCAAAACTAGCTTTTATCACAGAGTTCGCGAATGCGAGCAGCCAACGCAATATGCCAATAGATGAGCCCTTAAGAACAATATGCGCTGAAGTTAAAGGCGGCCACTTTGCGGTAGTGACCTGCAATTTAATCAAATTCCGTAAAGATAACATAGGTTCAAGCATGGATGAGCCATTACACACCATTACAGCCGGCGGAAACCATTTCGGTTTAGTCACAGCCTTTCTCATTAAATATTACGGAGAAGGCACAGGCCAAGACATAAAAACGCCTTTGCACACCATAACCACCAAAGACAGATTTGCGCTTATAACAATCTACGGTACCAAATATGTTATTGCTGATATTGGCTTAAGAATGCTTCAGCCGCACGAGCTTTATGCAGCTATGGGATTCCCTGCTGATTACATTACAAAATTTATCAAACCAAGTAACAAGCGACTAATGACCAAAGCAGACGAAATACAGCGCTGTGGTAATGCTGTTTGTCCTGGCGTTGCTAAAACATTGGTTGAGCTTAATTATTCGCCACAAGTTGTGTCAGTGGTCGCTGCGTAATATCATCTTTATCTGAACTAATAACTGTAATAGTTTTGACTTTAGATCAGAAGGTATGACCTGTCCTTGGACTTTTTTCGAAAACAGACATATGTAACTTTAATAGAGCTAATACATAATGGCTACTGATAGCAACCAAACACATTAATAGTCTCTATTTTACGAAAATCTTTATCGTCAGTAATGATATTATCTACTTTATACTCATCCATCATTTGGTGATAAAGAGCATCATATCCATCTATGTTGTAATTATTTAATGACTGGATAAAAGAATCTGAAGTATTCCCGTCAATGCTGAATGATAATTCAGTAGCCATTGATTTGACTGTTTCCCAAGCTATTTCAATCTCATTAAGTACAGATTTCCTTTCAGCAGCATTTTTTCTGAATGCTTTTAGTCTAATGCTAGGATCTTGTTTGTATGCTTTATGTATTTCCCATTCTGATCGTTCTATTAAATTAGCTAATTCAACTAATATTAATGGCGAACAATAGAGAGTTGAACCCTGACTCATAACGCTCTCCACAAAATTAGGGTAATGATCGATCTGATACTTTTGAGGAGTTTTTGCTAAAAAGGATTTTGAAGCAGCATAAGTACACCAATACCAAACGTTCGTATCTACAAAGTAACTCTTTCCTTTTTCTGAGGTTACACCCTTGATGTCATAAAACATGGTTATAGGTCCTTTTGCACTTCATCTAAGCCTAAATTTGTTTTTCCTTCTGCGTCAGAATAAAAATTAATAGCGTTAGAAATAACTAGATTTAATAAATTTTTTCCATGATCAGAAATATGAGGAAACTCCAGCTTGTCTTGTAACTCATGAATTGTTCTATCTTTCAGTAATGCACCAATTGCTGCATTAAAAAAAGGAGAAGCAAAAATATCAACCTCTGAGAAGTCTAATGATATTTTCTCGTTTTTAGGCCATTCATGGATGATTAGTTCTTTAAGTTTATTGCCTGAATTCATTGATATAGCATTCCTACCAACGATTTTTTTTACATTTATAATTTTATGCATAAGTTTAATCTCAAAAATAAATCGGTGATTCAACAGTCGATTCTTATTTTAATTGATAGTGATCATTCTTACCGCAGTTTATGGTTATACTGACTAAAGTGCCGGAGAGAAATCCTTGCATTTCTTTTATTATATAATTACCATTTTTATCTACAGTAGCTATGAAGGAATCACTACAAATTTTTAAGCACCCTTCATTAATTTTCACAAAGTCTTTTAGTATACCGAAGCCTAACCCTCTCGGGAGATCTATACTACTATCTGTTCTTGTTGAATTACCAATTTCTAAAGCCCATTGAAAAGCTTCTTTTTTATTTCTAATTTTCGTGTGCTTTTGGACACTTTGAATAATACCACCACCAAAGTCTAGCACCGAAAGGGAGAGTTGTTTAGTTTTAACATCATAATCACCGCATGAAATCACGCTTTGCCTTTGTTGATTCTCTTTCAGTCCGTGTCCGTATGCATTCACGAAAATCTCATAAATGCGACTAATAATTTCATTTTTTAATAACGCAGAAATAGAAAGTTTCTCACCTGTTAACCAACTATCTTGAAGGTGATTTATAATTTCGTAATCTTCAAGAACAGTGTCATGTTGCCTATAGCCAATATAATCAGGGTTTCCCTTTATACCAAAATCAGGTTTAACGTAATTCCAAAAGCCTAAGGTTTGTAACTTACTCATTAATAAAGGTGAGATGTTCTCAATATTAAAGCCCACTTTTTGAGGAGCGAAGAACTTAGGTAAACCAAGGCCTCTTAACATAGTCGTATTTTTTTCGTACCTATTCAAGAAATCACCCAGGCCTCCTATTACAACTAGTCCATTGTGGCTTAAGGTAGAGCAACGCGAGAATTCGAAAACATAGTGATTCTCTGGAGAGGAAATTATAGCCTCAGACAATTTGCACAAATAAGTATAACCTGCATCGTCATCTCTTATTGGAGGGAGAAAGATATTAAACCGACCTGCTGCCATATTCCGATCTCTATGTTAAGTAGTTAATTTCGACTAAAACCATAATATAACTAACTTTTTTATGAGTCACGTAATAAAACTTAAATATAAAGGGGTCACGAGAATTCGGGATCAGGTCAGGTTTTTTGACTTTAAGGCAAAAAGCAAGTCCTGATAATCACTTGCGCCTTTATGACTAAAACTCAAGTTCAGACTCGGTAGTTTCATTTACACTATTTTCTACTGAGTGAACTAGGTCATTAGCTTTTGAGGCTAGGTTTCGTATTGATTCAACGGAAAGGTCCACTCTATTTCCATCTTTATCGAGACCTGCTCTGTGCACACAATGATGCCTAATGTTTACAGCTTCAAATAGCCAGCCTATCTCCCCGAAATCACAAGCAAGAACTTCTTTAAACATTGGCTTTACTCTCCCCAGATCATGGAAAATCAAATCCCTTAGATAGGTCGCCACATTGAGCTTAAGGCTTTCATGCTTTTCATATATTTCTTTCAGTGTGAACTTCGTTTTCGAAAACACTGGATCGGTTTCGACTAGCTTCCTTATTAGCCCTTCAGAGTTAGTCACCTTATGGATAAACGTTGAAGCTAAATAGGATTCAACCGCCGCAACAATATGTCCATGAAGCATAACCAATAGACTAAACTTGGCTTCGTTACTTGCCCGCACATCCAGAAGCTCTCTTACACTTTGGATTTGGGTATCAAACTTTCTAGCTTGAGATTGGGTATATATATACCATTCAAGTTCATCTTGCATGCGCCACTCTTCTTCTTGGCGGCTTAATCTGTCGCAGTGGCTTTCATAGGCCTGCACCGCATCTTCCCATTTTTCAGATCCATCCTCACCCGCATCATCACCGTAGTTGTCTTCGATCCACTCATACATCGGTTCCAAGTCTTCCTGTTCCATCATCCATGCTTTTGCTCGGCCCATAATTTATTCCTGATTGGTTGCTAGGTAAAGCCTATAGTGTCAAAAGACAAGACCCCATTATTTTTTACCAAATCCCTTGCTAATAAAACAACATTTTCACATTCATATTCTAATGCGACTAGATACTTTAACCGCTTGTAATGTTCTATTCTGTTGTAAAACTGAGTTATAAAGATTAACATCGCCGACAGCTTTAATAGATACAATTAAAGAATAACTGATAGGCTTAACGTCGTTAAAAGGTGTTGCTCCTTGCTCTCTCGCATGGTACTTAACATCGAAGATAGGATGAACCAAGGTAGCCCTTTTAAACCTTTCACTTCTTGAAATACATGTTTCCCATTTATGTGCATCTTCTCTTAACTCTTGCTCATT